TGTTAAGAATTGCTTGACCCTTACCTAGTACGTCAGAAACGTAAGGTTGAGTAAAAGCGCTTGGCCCCGTTACTTTTGCCGAGCTTGGCGTATCGGTAAGTCCTGAAGATGATAGTAGTGCCATGATATTTCCTTACTTAGGAATGAATTTTTGAGGTTTAATTTGTTTGCCTTGCTTGGGGTTTCCCGTGCGGGCTCTGCGAACTTGATCCATCATCTTGTATAAAACCTTAGCTCCAGCATCTGTTGAGCCGTTTCCAAGATGAGATACAACATCAGCGGGGATTACAAACTCACCATCAGCCAATCTAGCTGGTTGTTTGTTGCTGATTGAAGCTGGGATATGGTCTGACATTCCGTCTCCGGGGCCTTTGAGTAAGCGGCCTCCGTCAGAGTATCCGCCAAGAGCCCCGCCTCCAGCCAAAGACATTAGACCACCTTGCGCTGCAAACCGTGGATCAAGCATTGCTTGTCCTTGAGCGGCACCATCAATAGGGGCCTCCACTGGGCGGGCATTCCAGTTAAGAACTTGTTGCCTGTAAGCGGCCGCTTGTGCAGCTGGGCTTGAGCTGTCCTGAGCCAACGCACCTAAACCCAAAGCTGCCCCGCCAACTAAAGCCGCATTTCCAAAGTTAAATCCACTAGATGATGGAACTTTAACGGATGCCACGGGGGTTGAGGTTGGTGTGCTTGTCAATGATTTTGAAAGTTCTGCCAATGTTGGTTGTTTATTTACAGAAATGATATCTGCCAATGGATCTGTTTCCATGGCTGGCATATTTGATACTGAGTTTGGATCCATACCAATTGCATCAAAATAAGCTTGATCGCTAGATGTGGTCTGAATAGGTTTAGGTGCTTCTGCAATTCCAGTAAGCGGATCAGTCTGTTGAGCTGGCGCCCCAGATACAGAGTCTGGATTAATACCAATAGACGCTAAGAAGTCTTCTTGGCTTGTCTTAAGATCAGGCGTAAATTCTGTATCAACTACAGGAACTTGATTGGGCTTTTCAGGAATTACGTTTGTTTGCTCAGACGGCGCTTCTGGCTCCGGCCCTTTCATTAACTCTTGCTGAAGCCCAGCTACGGCCTCATTGTCAGGAGCTAACCAAGCATTAGTTGTAGGATCGTAGAAAGAGCCGGCTGGTTTATTGTCGGCCTCGGCTGAAGACATTAAACGATAGCCAAATGGGGGCTTATAAGTTTTAGCGGCAGAACTCTCGGCATAGATTGGTGCGCCAGATACATTTACTTTAAGAGATTCCGCGTCCATTGGGCCAGCAACTTGTACTCCCTGCGGAATAACTTGCTCGGCAAGCTCATTGGTTGAGCTTATGGGTGTACCCGCAGCAGGATTAAACCCGCCGCCTACGTCAATATTGTCAGGGCCTCTTGTGCCACCAACTTCCGACATCTGTGCGGCTTTGTATTGGGATTTTGCTTCGTTAATACCCGCATTAATTGCGGCGTTTACAAGAGCTTGAGTGGGATCTCCGCCCATCAGAGTGGCCGCAACAGTAGCGTTTACCGCCCTTTGAGCTGTTGGAGATAGCTGGTCAAAGCCGGGGATTTGACTTGTTACAGCAGATGTTCCAGCTGAAATACCTGAGTTTGTAAGTGCTGTTAATGGGTCTTGGCCCATTACTACGCCTGCAGCTGTGCCACCAGCAATCTTGCCTGCTACGTTTCCAGCAACATCACCAGCCGTCCCCATGCCAGCGTCTTGAGCGGCCAACATATTACTTTGCTGGGAGCCTACGTCTGTTCCATATGTACTTGCGGCACCGGCACTGTCTATTCCAGCATTAACTTCTTCACCAATGGCTTGCCCTATTTTCTGTGCAACAAAAGTTTTAGCGGCGGCTGTTGCGCCCTTCTCAAGAGCTTCATCAAGTTCGGCTCCATTTGCCACCTCAACCGCAGTATTGGCCGCTAAAACATAATAAGGATTACCTGATGCAGCAGCAGCTATCTTTAACGATGTGCCTACTGGGTCTTCTTCAAAAGCATCATAGGTCTTTTGAACGGACTCAACTACAGGCGTAACAACTTCATCAATAACAGCTTGACCTGTGTCTTCAACAAAATCTTGAACTTCCGCAACGGTATCGGTTACTGAATCATTAAGATCGGCAAATGCATCTGATACTGCACCCATATCATTGTCCTAAGTTCAAAACAATCCGCCTGCCGCCGGATTTGAGCTTGTACTCTTTAAACCCCATGCCGGGCATTGGAGGCTTCTTAGAGATGGCGTGGAATAAAGTACTTATTGCCGGATCATCAAACTCTGTAACCAGCATGTTCATACCCATCTTCTTGGCATAGACCACATACTGTTTACTGTTCTCTACAAAGTTACGGGCTTTGTCAGCGTTCAAAGATTTAAAAAATGCTTGTCCGTTTTTTCCCTTGTGCAGGATAAACACGGTGTTACCAATTTGTTTTACGTCTGTATTTGGCTGGGTTACTTCAGTAAGGATTGCGGGCATGGCTAATCTGTCTGGAACATTGGAATGAGTGTTCTTCATTGCAATAGCAGCAATTTGTGCAAAATCTAATTTTTTCTCCTTGCTGTCCACCATTGCCATACTAGATCTCCAGAATTGCTGCCGAATACACGTTACCCATGCCAGCGGCCAAGCTGAGAATCAACCCGCCGGGGTTAGACTCATCATAGGAAAGAAACTGGTTGTCATGTGTTGTGCGGTTTTCTATCTTTGGCACAACGCCACGTTTTAAATCGTCAATTAGCAAACATGTCTCGAGCAAGCCACTGGCGCCCATAGTGTGGCCGATTTTAGCCTTGTATGACGTTGCAATGTAATCCCCTAAACAGTAATTTAAAGCGGCCTTCTCGGCTGCGTTATTGGAACTTGTTCCAGTGCCATGGGTTTTGACTACCTTGATCTGTTTTGCAGCAGCGCCAGAAACATGCAAAGCACCCTCAATAGAACGAACAAAGCCCTGTCCATCCTCTCTTTGGCCGATAGCATTTGAGTGATCCTCGCTAGCCGTATACGCCCCTTTCAGGGTGGCAAGCGGGTTATCTGAATCAGCCTCAAACACCGCCAGCACGGCGCCTTGGCCAACTCTAAAGCCGTAGTTGGTGGCATCAAACGCTGATGGCAATACGCCACGCTCCTCTTCTTTTTGAGACAAGGACGCTCTAGCCTCGCCAAAGAACTCAAGCACCGCGTTTGATACGGCGTCCTCCACAGACAGGACAATGACCCTAGCAAACCCATAGTGATTGATTAAGGTTTGTACATCCATCAGTGCTTTAAGACTGGAGGCGCAGGCCGTTGCATCGGTAACAACATGATCCGTAGCACCCAGAGCTTGGGCTGTTCTTCCAGCGTAGACCTGAGTAAGGGAAAAGGGGAGGAACTTGTATTCATAGGATAACCTTGTAGGCTTTTTAGAGCGCGGGTTAATTCCGGCAAAGTGGGCGTTACCTGAAGCAAGAATAAATGCAGTCTTGCCAACGCGGTTCTCTCGTAGGGATTTGACCAGCTCGGGGTCTAGAACCTTCTCGGCCAAGCGGTGAGGCGGATAGAACATCCCAGTACTCACGCGGGCGTATGTTTCTGGAAACCAGTGAACGCTCTGTGGAAACGGCCCCTCCATTAGCTCAACCGTGGTTGAGTAGGCTGTCCGGTAATGGGTCAGGTGGATCATTTGATCTGCTCCAAAGCCCATTCCATAGACTCAGGATCGCGCGTCTTGTTCAGTTGGATGAAGTCGTAGAGTTCCTGAACAATCTCAGGCTGGAACTCTTTGGATATCTCGTCGTCTATATCGTAGATCATGCCCATGAACATACCAATCATCAGCATGTCTAAGGAGTCAAAACAGGTTTCCTCAAACCTCTCATCCATCCGCTCAATAGGGACAAACTCATGGTGAGCCGGACGGGCGACTCTGGCTACCTTATTAAGCAGTTCTATAAAGTTCATCCAATTTTCCAGTTTGTTCCATCGGAATATACAGGTACTTTATTGGCTCCCCCTCCGGCAACAGTAGAGGCAAAGGTTGTTGCTGTGGCATCTGATACAAACGCTCTAGCACCTGTTCCAGATGTGGCTGCGCTTGGTAAGGTGGCTACCGTGTAAACGGTAAGGGCGGGAAGTATCCCGCTGTCCGTATTTAGTTGATCTAATATGCCCTGTATACGATTAAAGTACAAACGCAAAACATTATTAAACTGGTTTTGATATGCGTCAGAATAACTTTGTGCGGGCGCTGGCAGTGCAGGTGCCGCAATCCTATTAAAATCAGACTCAGAGGTAACAATAAATGTCATCGTCTGCCGTCCTGCCTAATATCTAGACGAGGCGATCCTAGTTGCCAAGTAACTCCAGTAGCCGTAGACCTTACTTCCATAGATATTTGGCGACCTCTTACCCTTGTATAGATCTGCCCCGTAAACTCTTCAATAGGAAGGGTTGCCGTGCGAGTGATTGTGGCCGAGGCATCGCCGCCCACAGAGGCTGGGTTGTTGTATCCAGAGCCTGAGTTCTGCATTGGCTTGAGATACATGGTTACTTGCGGGCTGTTTGCCGTAGATCCACGAAACGTAATGTCTGGCACCACGCGCCATATAAATCCAAATCTATCTCCATCCTCAAGGTCAAATTCTGCGGATGTGATGTAAGCCTCAATAGGAAGGGTGGTTCCCGTAGCGTTGTCATCAACCCCAAATTCATGGTCAACTATGTTGTGATCATAAGTAGCCCCAATTGGATAATCTCTTAAACCAGAGTCAAACCATGCTGTTCTTGCCATAAACCCGTAATACCAAATACCCGTACCGCCTTTGCCGTCCGGCTCAAGGTAGTTATAGACAACATAACGATCCACAGTAGTAGAGCCTTCAGAACAGTAGAACCACCAGATTTCATTAAATCCTTCGTTTGTTCCCGCTACCACTTGCTGAAATTGTTGTCTATCAATGTCCTCAAATATGTATTGACGTAAATCGCACGAAAGAGTTTGAGTGCGTCCATCATATTTGTAAAACTTATCTACGCCCATCCAATACGCTATACCGTTAGCATAAGCAACAGCATTCGGCCCCGCTATAGACAGGTTATCTCCTACTAGCTGAGAACCCCAAACCACTGGCGCTCCTACATATTGGAGGGAATATAAAGATGAGTCAGTCCACACCAAGATCTCTTGACGAGCTTGAACTACCGTTATGATTTCAGAGCCGTGAGATAGACGGAGATCACCTGCTGTATTAGTGGCGGCGGGAGTCCATTGCACTACAGATTCTTGGTCAGACCAACGAATCTGCATGGGATCTTGGATAGTTGAACCAAGCGCGTTACAGCCAAAGGCAAACACATATCTACTTGTATCAGATACAAATATAAA